GGTGGAACTCCGGATCCGGAACTTACAAGCCTTCGACGAGCTGCAATCGTTCAACGACACTGGGAAGTTCCTCTACATTCATCCGCTCATAACTCATCAGTCAGAGAGAGCGCAACTGACGAAGCTACTGAAGACGGATCCGCATGAGTTCCTACGCTTGCACAAGAATGTAGCAGACAACATCCGCAGATACGAATCTTACCTGAAGCGAGCCGACCGGCAGACTCGGCGCATTCAGGATAAAGAGAACCTCCGTCGCCATCGTGAACGTGAGGCCCTATTCAAAGCAATATTGCAATCAGTAAGTCATCCCGATAGTCCCAATAATCCCTCTTAACGCTTTCTTATGCAATAGAATCCACGTATACCAACCAGCACTCCTGCTGACTGTGTTCCTTTGTCTTGTCAATTTGCAAAACGACAGAGTAATATTAATCATTAAAACATCAACCAACATGAGTGTAAACTATTCCCTCGCTCTGATGAGCAGCAAACCCGGTGATAAATCCGCTTTAAAGCTATATTATGCCAAGGCGCAAGCCAACGGTGAAGTAACTATGGACGAAATGGCCGAAGATATTGCCTACGCCACATCCCTGACCGATGGTGATGCTTTGAACACTATCCGTGCCCTCATCAAGCAAATCAACAAGAATCTGGCAGCAGGCAAGATTGTTCGCCTCGAAAACTTCGGCAGCTTCCAACTCCAACTGTCCAGCAAAGGAGCCAAGAATGAAAAAGAGTTCACCCCCAACAACATCACGGCAGCCAACGTCCAGTTCCGCCCGGGAAAGCCGATTAAAGCAGCGACTCGTGCCGGAGACGGAGGTCTTACCTTCAAGCGTGTGCCTAAATTAGGAGAAACTCCCCAAACAGATGGCAGTGGTTCCGGCTCGGACGGAGGCATAGAGGAGAACCCTTTGGGATAAATTACTTATAGGCAGTCAGCCAACTGCCTGTAAGTAAATCTCCCGCTACCTATAGGTAAACGTCCTATAGCCTATAGGTAGTTTCAAGTAATTTAGCAGCCATAAATCCCAAAGCAATATTAATATACGAATTATGAAAGCAATCTACATGAGCGACCTCGCTCAAGCATACTTCCCGCGAAGTACGCCCCGCAGTGCCAGTATTCAGTTACATCGATGGATAGAACTGAATACAGAACTGAAAACAGAACTCTCAACCCTGCACTTCAAGCCCCGACAACGGGCACTCACCCCCATACAACACGAAGCTATACTTCGATACTTGGGAGAGCCAGGAGAGTAAAAGAAATGAAGCGGAACAGAAATATTCCGCTTTTTTTTGTCATATCAAAATAAATCT